GGGGTGGTGGCTCCTAGCGGGCCATTCATGCCGGAGGAGTTCACCGTGATGACGGTAGTGCCTGCGATGGCGAGCAGCACGGATGTCACTGCGTTGAGCGCAGTGCTTGCGGCATCCGTCAGGAACGAATAGTTCGTGGCGCTCGGGGTGATCGCGTTGGAGTAGATCGCAGACTTGACGCCGCCCGTGTGCGTCTGGATCGTCAGGCCCGCATTCGACGCAGCACCCATAACGAGCGAAGTCGATCCGGTCAGCGTGGGGGATGTGAGGTTGCCTGTCAGCGTCTGCAGAGATGCAGTTGACTTGCGCACGGCATCGTCTGTCAGGTTGGCCTGCGACATGCGCTCATAGGATGCGATTCGCCAGCCGGATGCCGGGTTGCCAATGGGTACTGCGATGCATGCGTCGCCAGCTTGGGTTGTGATGTTCGCACCGCTGGGCGTGACGAGAGATGCAGAGGCAAGGAGAGTCAGCGATCCCGTGAAGCGGATGTACTTCGCGCCGTTGTAGGTTGAGCCAAACGAGGAGATCGTGTTCGTGCCGGTGATCGACACGATGTTGCCACCAGCCGTTCCGATGGTGGTCGTCGTTGCAGAAGCGACGGACGACTCCACTGAAGAGGTGCCTGCGCCGATGGTGGCAGCGAGCGTTTGAATGTCGTTGTAGGCGGAAGTGAAGCCTGTTTGGATCAGGTCAAATTCTGCACGCAGGCTCGAAGACACGCCGCGCGTGCTGGCGACTGGAGCACCGCTGGAGTGGGAATAATATGGCAAAGCTTACCTCTCTGTGCGCTGGGGGGTGAACATCAGGGTTACCCCCGAAATCGTGTGGGACTGGTCTTGATTGCGATTGCTGTAGAACAGCATCGAGATGTTTTTCTCGGTGCCTTCCAATGAGATGGATGGACTCGTGACGATCTTGGAGTCCCAAGCAAATGAGTCCCAAGTGAACTGGTCCCAATATCCGCCGCCGATAAGAATCTTCTGGTTCGTGGCCTGCGCGGGATTTACATCCGGGTTGCCATATCCCAAGTCGTAGGTGATGCTCACTTGCGAGTACGAGACAACGCGCACCTCGAAGATCGCGCGGCGATAGCGCTTGCGGGTCTGCGGGGATTTCATGTGGTTGAACGGCAGGCGAATCCACGACTCGATCGCCGATCCATCAAACGATGTGCCGGTGTTATCGAGGTACACATACCCGTCGTCCGAGCCAAAGTAGGTCACTTCCTTGCCTGTGGACAGGGTGGTCGTCACCACGCAGCGCACAGCCTTGCCGTAGTTCAATGGCATGCATCCACTCACCGCATCACCCGTCAGGCCCATCACCATGCAGGTTCCGTCGCTGTAGAAGATGCGGTACTGATCCTTCGCGCGCAGGGAAGTCGATGCGGTTTCTGTACCGCGACGCGCGACAAGGAACGGAAGGACGGAGTGAGCGACAGATGCGTAGTCGAAGTCGCCATACGACAGGGTTGTGATCAGCGACTGGATGCCGCGCGGCGTGATGCCGTAGGTGTTGTTCGACACCGGCTGCATCGTGAAGGCCGTGTAGCCCAACTCGTAGATCGATGTCACCAGCTTGGCGTCACCGCCCGATCCGAAGGTCGAGCCGTAGAGGATGTACGTCCTGCGCGTCGTGAAGATCGCCAGAGACGATCCGGCATTCGAGCCCCCCTGCGGAAGCATGCCAGTCACATCGTCACCCACGCCGATTTCCGCAGCGCCCGTGACGACCGTCCATCCGTAGGGTGTACCGATAGAGGAAACCTGCACCGATCCTTTGAAGGACAGGAACAGGCAGAATTTGTGGAACACCAGATGGGTTGGCGTGTCCGTGGTCATTCCGGTGTGAATCGGAACGTAGGTCGTGCCGTCGAACTCGAATGCCGGGTTGACGCCATCCACTCCGTACATCTTGGTGGTCGATGTGGATGCGGTGAAGTTTGCATTGGTGAACTCCATCTGCCCACCCGGCGCGCGCGTGATCGCGTTCATCGTCGATGAAGAGGTGGCGATAGCGGTTGCACCTTGGCGGATCGCCTCACCGTTCTGCCATGTTCCGGTGACGGTGGTGACAACCAGTGTCCCCACTCCAGTACCAGACCATGCGCCTGTGCGCAAGAGGATCGCCTTGACGACCGCAGTCGCGCCAGAGGTCGCGCCGTTGATGGTCTGCCCGACCGTCAGGGATGCACCAGCAGCGAGGCCCGACGCGAAAGAGATTTCCGAGCCGAAGGTGACTTGCGTCCATCCTCCGGTCGTGGCCTTCCACATGTTGCCTGCTGTGGCCCCTGCGTTGTCGCGGAAGGCGTACACCGTGTCGTTGTAGACCCAGACTCCGCGGATCGGGCCGGAGCCAGTGATCGTTTGAATGTCTGCGCGGTAGTCATTCGCAGCCAGCAGCGTGTAGTCCGCGTGCTTCGATGGATCGGGCTCGCTGTTCTGGTACGAGGCGGCGGACGCCGTAGCTTTCACCACAGCGGCCACAGTGAGGTTTTCTCCGGGGATGAAGGTGCTTGTCACCCGACCGAGAATCAAGCTCGCTCCGACCGATCCGAGCACCTTGCCGGTGGCACCCGACGCGCCGCCAGTGATCGTGTCACCGACATTGATCGTGGCGGTCTGGTTGATCACCAGAGTCCAGTACGAGGCAGAGGTTGGAGATGTGCGGCCGTCGTAGCGCTCATACCCGTCGATGCGGCGATAGCCACCCGAGATTTCCGGCTCGTAGTTCTGTGAGTCGATCACCATCCCCGGCTTGAGCGCAATCGCAGGGGTCAGCAAATCCAACCCACCTCCGAGAGCGTAGAATTCCTGAGAAACTTGAGGGAGCTTCATGCTGCGAACTCCCCGTAAATCTTCTGTGCAGCCGCTTTGTATGCGTCGGATGCCTCTTCTGCTGTGTCAAATACTCCGAGATGTATTGATTTGTAGTTATGCCTAATACTCGCCCGGAATTTTTCTCGCTGCTTGTGCCAACTCACACCCTTATATCCAGTCGTGTTGCTTGAGTACATGTTCACATTTGCCTGATTCTGTGACCGGCTAGACAGGCGCAGATTGCTTAGTCTGTTGTCGTGCTTGATTTGATTGGCGTGGTCAATGTCTTGCCACTTCGGAGGGAAATGCCCATGCACATACAGCCAGATAAGCCTGTGGGCCTGATACTTTTTCCCATGCACTATGACGCCGATATAGCCTCGCGCCGTCAGCGCTCCAGCAGTGCGGCCCACTTGAACGCCGCGATACCCGGACACCCAAGTCAACAACCCGGTTTCTGGGTCGTAGGAAAACATCTCTCTCACCTGTGACTGAGTGAGCGCCATTACAGACTTCCCAGCGTCACGTCCTGCAGTTGCTCGTTGTTGAGCCTGCGCACGAGATCGTTGTAGTTGGTCTGACCTTCTTGGTAGACCTCAGTGGCCGCTTCGTATGCTCCGTAGTACATCATTGCGCGGTACACGATGAGCATGTGGTACTTCGACTGGAAGCTCGGAACGTCTGCATCGTTGACCAGATGCTGCGGCTCTTGGAAGTATTGGCCGTTCACGGTGTAGCCCACCGAGTCAGGCGTCAGGCCAAGCTTCAGAGACAGGTCGCTTGGGCCGACTGCGATGGAGATCGGGCGACCCTTGACGTTGCGCATGTTGCCGTACAGGTACGTGTCGCGGTAGCGGTCGTAAGCAAGCTCGCCTAGGAACACTTCACTCGCCACGCCCACGGATGTGATGTAGGTGCGAAACGAGTCCAGCTTCCACTCACCCAGATCGGAGACTCCGCACTGGGCAGGCGTGTAGGAGGATTGGCCGTCAGTGGTCGTGAAGCTCACGTCCTTGCGCATCCAATCCCAGTTGGGGTGGATTTCCTGAATGGAAACCCATGCCTCGTCGATCCAAGCAACGCACCGACCCGGCTCGCCAGTTTGGTTCTGACAGGTAGTGATAGCACCGCCAGATACGCCCGCCTTTTGGATGAGCTTGTTGACGAGTTGCAGGTTGGTCATTGCCATGCTTTAAGCCTCGGCGAGAATCTTGCGCAGCCAAGCAGCGCCGTTGGGGTTGCGGTCTTCGATCACGCTGAACGGGTAGCGCAGAGCGGAGCGGCGATTGATGATGTTTTGCGGGTTCTCGGAGTTGCGCTCGCGCACGTCGGTAGAGATCGCAACAGGCTTGGCGCGCACCAGACCTTCGACGTACTTGCGCTTGCAGGTCACGGGTTCGCCGCGGGGAAAGAACTGGGCGATTCCGTTCACGTAAACATCCACCAAGGGAGCTTCGTTCTCTTGGCTGGTTTCGTGAACCATGACGGTCACAGGCTCTTCGTTGAACGCGAGCGCCTTGGCGTACTCATTGATGGTCGGGCCATCAGGAATTTCGATGGTTGGCTCATCGGGGCGAATCAGATCGCCAGTGGGCATCACGAGGGTGGACTCTTGACCCACCTGAAAGTCGTTGGTGGATAGTTCTTTTTTCGAGTAGCGAGGCATGTTTTCTCCAATAAAAAAGGCCAGTGATGGGCCAGAAAAAAAGGGAGAGCCGAAGCCCTCCCTCTTGCTGCGAAACGCTTGGAATTACGCGACTTGCGGACGGCTGGGCAAAGTCAGCACGTCAACGAATGCGTAGGTCACGCCGGTAGCGCCGGACATGTTGCTGGAACCCAGCGTCCATGTGGATGCGGTTGAGCCGCACTTGATGACGAGGTAGGCATAAGCAGCCAGCGTGTCAGGAATGGTGGGAAGCTGGGGAGCATCCACAAAGTTGCCGGACACATCCAGCGCCTTGATGTCACCCTGCACCACCTTGATGTTGCCGCCGGAGTCGCGGCAGAAGGCGAACACGCCACCCTTATTGGCAGCGATACCAACAAAGCTGGCACCCGTCAGGGCGTCGGATGTGGGCGTAGCCACGTTGGATGCACCAGCGGCAGAGAATGCCTTGCCAGCCAGCGAATAGATCGTGGCGTTGGCAGTAGTGGTGGTGGTAGTTGTGCCAGCAGCAAAGCCAGCCTTGGTGGTGCAGAAGTTGCCACCAGCGAGGTCGAGAGTTTGGGACATGGATTAATCCTTTAGGAAAGAGTTGCGGTAGGGTCGAAAGCGCCGACAGGGCCGAAGTACAGCGTGGTCGCTGTGTCCAGAGGAGTCGTGCCACCCGTGAAGGCAGAGGCGTAGGTCACCAGAGCGAAGCCCACCAGCGCTTTGCCAGCGGGGAACTCGGGGAACTTCACCGTCGCAGCAGATGCGCCTTCTGTGCCCATCAAGACGGACAGGGTGCCCGACTTATCGACGAACCAGCAGAAGACGTTGTACTTGCCAGCGGAGATGTTCAAGCCGGTCAGTGCGGGCAACGCTGTGCCTGCACCAATCACTTGAATCGCACCAGAGGCAACGCCGTAGGTGATGGACGCAGCAGTCTTCGCAGCCGCAGAGCCACCGACCGAGATGACGGGGGCTGCGTTGAAAAACATTTGCGAACTCAGGCGGTCATAAAGCGCCTGTGCAATCGGGCCGAGGGCACGGCCAGTCTGCTGATCAGGAATCCCGTTCAGCCGTTGTGCAAGAGGTTGAGTCATTCAACTACCCCTTAGCTCAGGTTCTTCGCGCCGACGTTGCCCACAGCCATCCAGCCGTTGTTCAGCACAACGCACTGCATCCAGAAGGA